CTATTCTTTTCTATCTTACTCACAAAATATTCAATCTCATCTATTTTCTCATAATTTAGCATTCAACTCCTCCAACAGTTTTAGAATGTTGCCTTTGTTCTTTTCAAGAAATCTCAAATAATCAAACACGTCAATATTATCAACAAACTTATAGCCCAAACTCAACTTACCATCCCCTGAAGCACTCCTGCCACCAATAACTGGATTTCCTTTCCATAACTCAATCATTTCACCAAAACAACTAACTTCAATATCATTTACATACAACAATCTGAACTCGTGATAAAACAATGTACCTGGTATAAAACATTCATAATCTACCTTCATCTGCACTGCTTGTTCATCTTGCTCTCTTTCTTCCCTCAAATCATCTCTGCGTGTAATAAACGAACTGTCCGTAAATACCCTAAAAGGCATTTCCAACCGCTTATCCTCAATCCAATCAGGCAAATACTTCGCATACTCTTTACACACTGGAAACATATGCCCAACAACAAGCTTCCCCTGTATTAACTGATTACCAAAAGCACACCCAAACAAACTAACTGGAGGACAAAGCTCAACAACCTCTTTTCTCAAACTCAAATCAATAACACCATAATCTGATTTCGTAGTCTCCAGAACTCCCCCAGAAAACAAAGCATGATACAATTTTTTATTTGTCAGCTTATCCGAAAACCCCACAATATCAAGAAAATCCTTCATTACAATCCGTCTCAACTTGCCTCGAATAGCATTCCCATGTATATATGGAATAGCCACCTCTCCTTCATCTGTTAATACCATAATCGTTCTGAGAATGGGTGAAGAACCTGTCTTCTCATCACCTCCATGAAAAATTGGAGTTATTGCTTCATTTAAACCTTCATACGTTAAATAAGGTGTTGCCATCTTTCTTCTCCTTCTCTTTTTTCTCTTCTTCTTTCATAGCTTTTGCCAACAAAATAGCCTTCATTGAAATGTAAATATGCTCATTATAAATCAGCTCAATTACAGTTGGTTCATCTGGCTTCAATTCGTCTATCAACTCAATAACTCTCGGAGGGACTCTCTGCAAACCAAAATAATTACACAACTTGGAAACAACCGCTTCTAGTGTTCTTCGCCTGCTTGCCGAACGCACACGATGATTAAACACATCATATGGATTTTTTGATGTTGATATTTTCCACCAATTAATTGACTTATAAATATAAGCCAACATTTCAATCACTTTGCTTTTAATTTCCTCAACTAACATCTATCAACACCTCCCATAATTGATTGTTCTTAAACCTTTTTATATCATCAAGTAACTCTATACAATTTTTCTTTAACAATTTCTCACATGTCTTTGGCTTAATATTTCCTCTCAATTCAGTTTTAGTCAAACCTACTTCCAGACCCTTTTTGATTATGCTATCCATTAATCTCGCCTTCCTCTTCACAAATTGAACAAGACCATAATCTTCATGAGCAAACCAGTAAAAATCCCTTGAATAAGCTACATGCTCTATTGCTTTTATCCACTGTTGCTTCTGTCCTATTTTGATAATGTTGATAAAAAATGGAGGATCAGGTGGGTCAAAAAGAACCTGCTTAGCTTCTTTCCTCTTAATTATTTCAAATCCTTGTTTCCATACAACCCAACTATGCCTTCTATATATCTGGTCAGAAAACAAAATTGAACATTCTTCACAAACACAATCTCCCGAATACAAATACGACCACATCGTAAAATTGCTTGAAAAAACCTTTTTCAGATCATGTCCGTATTCCGTCCATCTCCTGCAAATAACACAATAACCCGATATTGTGCCTTCTTTCACCTTCAAATTTCTTGCTTCAATCAAAAGCTCAGGTAAAAACATATTCACTTCCTTTCAAACCTCTCATCATATATTATACAAACCACAGAAAAGTTTTCACTTATCCAACCCTTTTCCATATTTCATAATCAAATCATGAAGATTATGTTTCCCCCTTAAAGCTGGCAAAACATAATTCACAAAGAAATTACAATATTTACCTTGAGTAACTAAACACTGCTTACCTTCCTTTTCCTTATCTATCCAATTAACCAGTTCCCGATACTTATCCTCTTTGTCACCACTAAACTTGAACATTGCACCCAAACATTTACCATTGTTATAGTTGCAACACTGCTTAATGACTAACCTCTCAAACATGCCATTTCTCCTTCTTTTGTCTCACAAATTCCACCAACAAACCAACACAAAACACAACTAAACTCCAACCCATACCCGCTAAAACAACCTTGAAAATCATTTCAAAAAAGACCGAAGATAATAAAACATCATCAAACATAAGCTTCCACCCAATATTGAATATCGCACCACATATCAAAATACCAAAAGCAAAACACCCTACAATTATACCAATCCAAAATAGACTTCTAAGCATTTTTATTCCTCCTTTTTTCTATCTTCTTTAGACATATTGACAACCGAATCGTCAACCTGTTCATCAACTAAATCTTTGTTTACATCTTCCAGTAAATCATCGAGCCAATCACTTCTAAGCACCATTGGATTTTTTAACTCTTCTGGAGAAGGTGGTTGAATAGTTCTGTCAGGTCGTAAAAACTGCTCATTCGGATATAAATTCTTTAGAAGACTAACACATTCTCTAATTATCCCAGGGGCGTATGTATATCTGCTATGCGAATATCGTACACTCATCCAAAGAATGTTTTTGATAATGTACTTTAAAACTTCTATTTCTTTTTCCAGCTTTTTTACTTTATTATCCTTCATCAATTACCTCCTCATATGTTTGCTCAAAAATATCCTTTCTAACAGGATAAAACTCCCCTTTAACTCCCTTAATAATATAGTCCCCGTAGTTAGCCTTCATAACTCCTTCCAAAGTAGCAATAGAAAGCCCGTTATCAACTGTTTGGGTTAATCTGTCTGTTGCTTCGCTATTGATCCAAGCCAAGACCTCGAGAGCGTTTTCTCTTGTTAACTGCACTGCTTCTATTGCTACGGGTTTCTTTCGATAATGCTTAATTTTAAGTTTTGAAGACATTGCTATCCTCCTTTACCATTCAGGTACAACTACAACATCATATCCTTCTTCAGCTAATTTATCTTCTAACCAATCCTTAAGCCTTGTTGTATATGGAGTAGTCCCCCTAATATAAGCTACTATTGATATTTTAACATAATAACAGTGAAGAGCCCTCCAATATACTGGTTCTTTATCCAATCCCAGCTCTTTAAGCTTTGTGGTGTCAACGTCCCCACTTTCCTTATACAAACTTCTTATTAGAGAATTAATTTTCTTTTGAACTTCGAGCGTTTTTGATAGGTCTTCTTTCATTTTCAGATCCCTTCCTTTTCAATTATTTCACTCAAAAACTTCTTATACTTTGTCCACTCCTCTGAAAGATTATCCCATTGTTTCAGCTCGTCATAAGTAGACTCAATCTCATATTTCAAATTATCAATTGCCTCCTTCTCAGTATCCCCAAAACCATATAAAGGCAAGTCAACTGTACGTGCAATATAACCTTCATCATCTTTCTCAACAGTAACCATCAATGGTTTTTTCAAAGTCTTTGAAATCAAATCGGTAATCCTAACATAAGCAAACATGGCCAAACTCCTCAAATTCTCACATATATTATACAATTTAGAAAAAAGTTCATTACTTATAACTCTCCAAAACAGGTCTTCCAATTTGTAATCTTTGTAAAACTTTTACTGTTTCGTTTGGATTGCATTCCTCATCTCTCAATACCAAAGCGTTTATTCTCATCAAACCCAACTTCTTTTCCTCTACTGTCTGATTCAATCCATACATTGCAGTTACATGAGCATACTTTCTTTTATCCTCACTAAAATCACTCAATCTCAATAGTTCCTTATCATACCCCGAAGATGCACATTGAGTTGCCGTTACCACCAAACATTTCCACTCCTGAGATAGTGCTCGCAATCGCATCCATAACTCATTTTGCTGGTGTCTAAACTGGTCATATCTACGTTCTGGACGCATAATATCCACATAATCTATCACAATCACATCTGGTCTAAATCCGTCTTCTCTTTCCCATTCCCTCAACAACCTCTCTATTTCCCTAACTGTTAGAGTTGAATTTGGATAGGTACACAGTTTGAACCTACTTTTATGTTTCTTACTAAAATCCTTGAACTTTTTATAAGCCTCTCGCCATGTTAAAGGCTCAACAGGTTCTCTTTTCTTAAACCAAACACATCCTTTCAATTTATCACAATTACTACACGGTTGATAATCTGGATTACTTTCATAAGCTTCTACTAACTTTTCATAATTGTTAATATCCTTCTCATCTTCCAACACTCCAAAATGACATTCTCTAACATTTTCATCACAATCATTTAACTGGTTATAAACACAATCCAAAACTGGAATATACAATTCCCCACAATATCTCCTTCTATCCGACTTATGAGCTAAGTAGATTCCTATTCTTCGTATCATCTGGTGTTCAGACATATCACCAGCCTGGAAAAATACCACATTTCTATTTCCTTGCATAGCTTTCATTGCTATGTCCATCAACATATATGTCTTTCCTCTTTTCTCAGCACCCATTAATGCTACAAATGCCTCTCTGGTAAAACTTGCGTTCCAAAATTTCCCCAAAGCACCTGAATACTTAACTAACACCTCTCTTTCTTTGGTAAATGCCTCCCTTACTTTTTCCATAACTTTTTTACCTGGTACAAACAAATCTATATCACTTCTTTCTTTCACCTCAAACTTTCGGTATTGTAAAACCTCTTCTTCAGCTTTTTCAACTTCGCTTTTCCCTAAAAACTTTTCCACTCGCTCTATGTGTTTTTCCAGCCTTCTTTTGGCAAAATATTCCTTTGCAAACTCTACAAGAAAATCAACCTCAATATCAAACTCCTCTTCCAGCAAACTTTCTATCAGCAACTGAACAGATTCTTCTAACTTACCAAGTTTTTCTTTTTCTTGTTCAAATCTCAACAGCAATTCCTTTCCTGGAACTTTGGAATATTGATTAAAATAATTCCAACACCAGCTTGCTACCAATCTACTCTCCTGGGATTCCAATAATGATGTCTGAAAATAATCCCTGATTTTCTTTGCAAACTCTGTTGACCAAATCAATCCCAATAAAATTTTCCTTTCAGCAAAATCAAATTTATTGTTCATGTTCAGCACTCCTGTAATCTATCTTCATACAATAACACATTCTATTCAACCTTGAAGGAATTCTAACATCATCTAATACATTTGCTAACTCACTTATTTCATAATTAGATGTAAAAATTGTGTGCTTTAACCATTCATATCGATGATTAACAATAAGATACAACTCCTGCAATACCCAATCACTTGCTTTTTCAGCTCCTAAATCATCTAACACCAAATAATCTACATCATATAAATGCTCAATTATATCAGATTCCGTTTCCTCATCCTGATTTATTATTGCCTTTCTCAATCTCCTCAGCAAGTCAGGAACTGAAACAAAATCATAGGTACAAGATGTTCTTCCTTCCACATAGTTGTTCTTTATCATTTCCAATAATATTCTACAAGCTAATAAAGTCTTACCCGATCCTACATCCCCAAAAAAGAACAAACTTTCATGCTTCTTCCATAAATCTGAGAATTTTTTTGCCACTTCATCAGAAATTAAATCCTTCTTTAAATCCCTTACAATCCTGGAAGGAAACATGTTCAGACGATTTTTTTCAAACTGCTCTTTCCACTGCTTCTCTTTCCTACAATATTCACATTCTTGCATCTTGTATTCTCTTCCACATATTTCACAAATATTTTCTTCACTCTTCTTCTTTTTGTTCTTCATCATTCTTTTCCTCCTCTTCCTTACCAAAACCAACAAACTGATGAACTTCCTTATTTTTCATTTCATCCGCAAATTTCTTTAAATTAAGTCCTTTCTTTGTTCTATCCCTTCGACAATATTCATTATCATACACCCCATTACAAACCTTCACAAAATTTGACGGCCGAATAAGCCAATGAAAATTGGCTCGCCAACCTCTATCATTTTTTCCTGTAAGGAAATCTGAAGAGGCAACTTTCTTAAAGAACTCTTCCCAAGCAGACAAATCAGGATTTTCTCTCCACCTGGCATGCAATTGCTTCTCATCAGTGGGGGACAACTTTCTCACCTGAGGAAGCCCTTTACAATATTTATGGTAGAGTTCCAATATTTTATCTTTTGGGACAGGTTCTATTATGGTTTCATTTTGAGTAGGTGGAGGCAACTCCGAAGGAGTTGGTAAACACTCTCCCTTGGGAGAGTGTTCAGGTTTTTCTTTTTCTTTTGTTTTATTTTCTTTTTCTTCTTTTTCTTTTTCTTTTTCTTTGTTTTTATTTTCTTTTATTTTAATGCTGTCAGCACCTCCTTCAGTTTTGCTATCAGCACCCCCTTCACCTTTGCTGTCAGCAGAATTCTCATCACTGCTGTCAGCAGGTGCTGATAGCACTTTTTTACTTTTGCTGTCAGCAGATTTTTCTTTTTGCTGTCTTATTATGTTACCTTTTTTACCAGCTTCAGATTTCAGTTTTCTTAGTTTTATCCTGTCTATCAATGAGTTACTCCAAAAATGCTTTTCATCGCTTGAAAATAAATCAAATTCTTTTATGCAATCTTCAATAAATTTTTTCACCAAAATTTCATTGTTTTTGCCATTAATTTTGAGTAAATCTTTGATAAAAATTGTTGTGGAAGGCATGTAGGAAGCAATTGTTTTGTAGTTTAAATCAGAAAGTTCAAGCATATTTTCCTTTTGTTCTGCTAAAATTTCAACAATAATCCAGTACAATCCGTAACCAGCAATCCCGTATTTGTTCATCATTTTTTTGATTTTAAAATCACTTTTTGCATCACAATCGTGCGAAAAATAGTAAGTTTCTTTCATTTTTCTGCCTCCTTTTGAGCAAATTTTGTTTTGTTTTTGACAACTTTTGGCTCATTTTTGACCAATTTTTGACTTGTTTTTGACCAAATTTTTATCATTTCTTTATTTCTTTTTCTAAATACATACCTAACCAAGCTTGATTTGTTATTTCTTTGCAATTTTTACAATATCTGTTTATCATTATCAATCCTTCAAAGATTTGAAAATGCAACAAAACACAACTTTCAACATCTTCAACTTTTCTGCAATTTGTACATATCGTTATGTGTTTCCAGGTAGTATGTTTCCCCATCTTTCAACACTCCTCTTTCTCGTAAGCTTCTATTATCATTTCTCTTTCAAATTCTTCCCTATTACATTCAGGACAGGTCAATCTCGGTAAGCCGTAAGTAGGAAAATCATATAAATATTCAAAACGAATTATATTGCTTCCAGTTCTCCACCATTGCCAAACTCTTTTACATTTTTGACAGAAGAATAGTTTTTGTTTCATATTTACTCCTTTCTAATAGAGCGAAGGTAGGCAGGGATAGATACCCTGCCTGTTTTTGTTGGAGGAGGAGAGAGATTTATCCTTCGCTCTATATACCAGTATTTTCTTAGTATATCTCTAACAAACACATCCGCTTCGGCTTGACTCATACTTGCAGGGTCATCAAGAACAGTATCAATATAGGCTTTTATACCAAACAGAGCTAAATCTTTTTTCAATCTTCTTGCTTGTTCTTGAGCCTGGTCTTCACAATCATATACTATCACTACCTCTTTGAAATGTTTAGCTATTTGGCAGACCTGTTGTTTTGTATATCCGATACCAAACGTGGCAAAACTTTTATACCCAAATCTCCAGACATCAAACACACCTTCAACACAAATGCCTCTTTTATCGTTCCAATATTGTTGTTTACCATATAGAATATACTTGTGGTGTATTATTTCCCTATTCTTAGGACAGGCTTTGTATTTAGGTTCTATGTTTGCTATTATTCTCGATTGAAAGGATACTATTTCCCCGTTCCAGTATATTGGAACAATAATTCTATGTTTATAGTCTTTCCCGTCTAATAAACTGATATGTCCTGTACCCAATAAGTTCCATTCTCTTTCAAGTTTGTCTGGGTCAAATCCTCTTGAAATAAGATATTTTTTATGCTGTTCTGTTAGTTTGTTAGTATTGGAAGGAAAAGAAAAGGATAATTTTTCGGTTCTGGATTCTGTTTCTATTTCTGAAGTTGTCCCTTTATACTGTCTTAGCAGTTTTCTGAGTTCTATGCCTTTTAAACCAGTTAGTTGTTCTAAGGTTTCATAGAAATCTTTATACCCACATCTCCAACATCGGAAAAAGCCTTCTTTGATATTGTAGCCTAAATGATATCCTGGATTGCCTGTACAGAATGGACAGACAGTATTCACCCATCCTTCTGTACAATGTTTGTGATTAGTGGGTGCTATTGGAATGTTAAAATCCTCATACAGTTTAACTATATCAATCTTCATTTTCTTCTATAAATACTGTAATGTTTTTACCGATTTTAATCAGTATGTCTACATCTTTGCCTATTTTATATGTTCTGGCCCCGTGAGGAGTAGGTGGAAGAAAGCCAGTTTTAACAGTTTTATCTCTCAGGTTAATTTCCCATATATCCAGATATTTTTCACCCCATCTTTCAATCTCATCTTTGTTTTTTAGAACGGCATGAAGTTTCATTATCATCTCCTTTTATATTGTTTTTCTATTTTAACAATTTCTTCGGAAGTTGTTCTTTCAGGTTTACTATTTACCCAATCTTTGACCTTATAGAAGCTATATCCGATTGAATAGTAAGTTTCAACTATTTCTCCACTCATCATTACTAATGATCCAATAATATTTACCCCATCAGGTACGTTTTTATTTCCCAACTTTTGCTTAGGATACCATCCGTTTTTCATTTTTGCCTCCGTTTTTCCTTTTCATACTTTTTCATAACACCTTCAAAGGTTTTGGGTTCAAGATAGATAATTTTGATGGGCTTCTCAAGAGCGAATGCCATTCCAAAGTCAAATATTGTGCCCATAGACCGTCTGTCCCAGATAATATGAACCTCGTCTGCCCATTTGATTAATTCTCTGTTATAGTTGCATATTCCGAGTTCATCAAGCTCTTTGTGGTCATCAAAAGCAGGAATTCTTACAGTATCTCCCTTCCCTTCAAGCTTCTTTTTGTGTTCTTTAATTTTTTCTACATATTGAGTTGAACCAACAATTACTACTTTCATAATTTACTCCTCCTTCATTATTCGTTTTCTTCTACTCTTTTTATCAATTCTCTCAATATCATTTTCTTGAACTTCCGATATTTCCTATCTGGCATGTATATAATTTCCTGTAATACTTTGAGTAAAAGGTCTTCTTTAGTATGAGTAATAAGTAGCTTTGCAGGTTTTATCTGGTGGTGCATAACTGCATATTCGAAAGCGGATTTTCTATAACGATCATCAATATTAACATTAGCTCCCGCTTCAATACACTCCGCAGGAAATTTCCATATCAGCCATACATACCAATCTCGATTGCATTCTATTAGTTTGGATAGTATTTCGTTGAACTCGACTCCTTCAGGATAAAGTTTTTTGAAAAATTCCAAAATAACACTGTGAACATTTGCCTCTTCCAACATTTCTAAGGTTAGTTTCATTTTTCAAAACCCCCATTCTTTTACAATTTTATGAATTTGTTCATTGTCTCTTGCCAAGTTATTAAACGATATTTTGTCGAGTAGTTTGTACTTTTCATTAATTGTGTTAAAGATATTCACAGCCTTTTCAGAACGGATAGCCAAATTAAACTCCAGTTCATTAGCAAAATTACTATCACCAAGTAACCATACTAAAGCAATAAAATGATGTATTACTTTTGCTATATCTGTCCCTTTTGTACAGTTTAATGCAAGCCTTATATAATATTGCATACTGTCCAGGATTGTGTTTCGTGTACATTTGTATCTTGTTTGATTTATTTTGTCTTTGTAAACAAGAATGGATTGAGCATTAAAGTACCTTTTTGTTTTCCTTGCTATTTTTAGAAGACTATTAGCAGTCAAGAATTCAACATAAACTATGCCTTCAAACACAAACCATTTGCTAAGTACAGACTCGAATATTTTTGCCCTTTCTAAGAACCTATTGATTATTTCTTCCTGAGTTCTTGTTACTCTCATTGCACTCTCCTTCCATATATATATTATACAATTTACAAAACAGTTAGAGCTTTTCTAATCTCCTGGAAGCATTTATCAATCTTTTGTTCTGAATAATGGTAGTCATGTTTTAATATAGCTTTCAATTCCCTTCTAATCATTTGAGGACTTTCGTTTGTGTATTTAGTGTATTTAAATCTGGTATACAAAGCGGAAGCTGGATCAAGAAGTATATCTACAACGAATTTTGCTTCCTCTGATAGCATACTGAGAAAAAGTTGTAAATTAAACGGTTTTTGCTCTTTACAGAAGTCTGGGATAGTTTTGACTGTTCTTTTTTCCTTCTGTATATAGTTGAAAAGGTGATTTTTAACACAACGGTATAAGTAAGTTGTAAAAGAGCTTTTCTCAGAATTGTAACTTTGTTTTATACTAAAGAAGACTAACCAGGCCTCTTGAATCAAATCCCTATAATCAATCCATTTGTTTCTTTCCCACATTTTCCAAACTAAATATCGTATTAATTTCTCGTATTTTTCCATATTAGCCTTCTAACTAATATTGTTATTCAAATAATTCAACTGCTGAAATATCATTGCCAAATATAATTATTCCTTTAGATCTTTCAATTGCTTCCACAAAAGCTCCCTTATCGTCTAATTTCCATACTTCCTCTAAATATATTTGCTCTTCATAAGGATAAGAGGAAGCAAAAGAATAAAAGAATTTGTGCCAAATCGTCCCCCTATTCTTCTACCATCCTTAAGATGGACAATAACCCAAAAAGATTTTTTCTTACTAAACACATAGTCCCAAGGCTTTTGTATAGGGTGATCAATGTGTTTTTTAATTGGATTCCAGTTGGTTGTCTTAAGAAAAATCTGCTGAGGATCAAAGATTATCACAAACTTTTTGTCAACGTTGAACTCTTTGATGAACCTTTCTAATTCCTCTACCATTACAGGAGTTTCAACCATAATAGTCCTTTTGTCAAAATCAATGTCCATTCTCATTTTCTTTCCTCCTCTTTTATTTTTATGTTAATACTTTGACTTTTTTGAAACAAATTGTTCCTACAAGGGCTTCTTCCTTGCAATAATCATCTAATTTTTTATATTTTTTGAAGTACTCTGGATATCTTAAGCTTACTACAAAATCTGGTTTATAAGATTCCCCTATTCCCTCAACTTTAAGGATTATTTCTCCATTTTTAGCAAAGGCTTTAGCACTCTTTAAAGTTTCAAAACAAAAAATTCCCATAGTACCTTTTGGTGCTTCTACAATCTCTCCTTTAGGGTAATAAAGTTTATATTCCCCGCTTGCTATACAACTTGACCTTTCTGTTTTTTCTACAACTTTGTACACTTTCATTTCTTCTCCTCCTCTTTTATTTTTTCTATCAACTCTCCTAACAAACTTTCTTTTTCAACTTCTCTTCCATCCAGAACCTTACTTAGTATATTCCTCTTTTTGTCTATCAGTCGGACAATATATTCTTCTATGGTATTTAACCCTACTAAATAGTAAACATTAACAGACTCTTTTTGTCCAATTCTATGCACTCTATCCTCTGCTTGGTCGTGTTCACCTGGAGTCCAGCCTAACTCAAGAAATGCAACTGTTCTTGAAGCAGTGAGAGTTATCCCAACACCTGCAGCTTTGATATTGCCTATGAAAAGTTTGATTTTTTTGTTCTTCTGAAATCTATCAACTATTTTTTGCCTTTCATTTGGATTAACTGAACCATCTATTTTGACTGCTATATTTTTGAATTCTTTCATTAATCTATCAATCACTTTTTTGTGAACACAAAAAATTACCAATTTTTCTCCAGTTTCAATATAGTTTTTTATCCAGGCAATAGCTTGATTGAGTTTACCTTCAACTGATAGTTGTTTCAATTTTTCTATTTTTACCAGGATCTCACCACTCTTTACTTCTTTACCTTTTTCTCTTAGCCAAGCCCAAAAATTTCTTGTAGCATAGTCGTATTCCTGCCTATTCTCTATCTCAATAGGTATAACACTTCTAAGTTTATCAGGCAGGTCTTTCAATACTTCTTCTTTAGTACGTCTTATCATGATAGTGTTAGATAATCTTCTATGTAATTCCTCTGTATTACTTGCTCCACTAAAATCCCAACCGAAACCATTATGCTTAGCATCACAATATCGTTGAACAAAATCCCAAAAAGAAGGTAAGCAATAAGGTTCTATCAGTCTGGCTATATTGTAGATTTCAAAAGGTCTGCTCAATATCGGAGTCCCTGTAAGACCTATAATATGAGGGATGCCTTTTGCAAGTTTCTTGACTGCTTTTGTACGCTGAGCTCTATTGTTTTTGATATAATGAGCTTCATCTACTATCAGGACTTGTATATTCAAACCTTTTAGTCTTTCCAGATGCTTAGAAAGGATATCATAGTTGATTATGTATATATCATATTTGTCTGGAATATACATACTTCCTGAAATTACTAAGCATTTCTTATTACTGGAAAGCCATTTCTCTACTTGTCTATACCATTCCCATTTCATTGAGGCTGGACAAACAATTAGCACTGGCCGTTTTTCTGGATGTAATTGCAACCAGGCTAAAGATTGAACTGTCTTCCCCAATCCCATAGAATCTGCTATGAGAGCTCTCCCTTCTCTTAGCTCAATAAAATTCACACCTTCTTTTTGGAAAGGAAAAAGCTCTCCATTCAGTCCAGGGATGTTTATATCCTGTACAACCTTTTTCTTTTGATTTTCCCAATTTTGCAAATTTTCGTCTAATTCAAATCCCCATTTCTTTATTTTTTCTAAATTCTGAGAATTGAGAATACAAGTCCAATATTTACCATCTGGATGGTATTTTCTATTCTCAAGAGTTTTTACTTTTTCTATCAAGTCCCAGTCAAATCTGAAGGTGAGTTTGATAGCTTTGTATTCTTTATTTCTCGTTTTAATTTTAACCTTCTCAGCTATCTTCATACTTCTTTTTCAAATATTTGAAAAACGCTTTTATGAAAGCCAGTAACCTTATTTTTGAGTAAGCTATTGCAAAAGTTTCGTATGTGTCAGTATAAACAATGTAATGGTTATAACCTCTTCTTCGATAAAATATTGTTCTAATCATTTTTATTCCTCCTATATTTAAAAACTTTGTTTAACTTCTTTTTGAAAAGTTTATTCTTTGCGTATTTGAATAGAGCAACCAGAATAGCTGTAATGAGGTTCTTAGAGAAATACATGTATCCTCCATTTTTATCATACACAATACAGTAATAATAAGATTTGTAAGTATACAAAGAAATTTTGAGCATTCTATACCTCTGTGTACTGGACAAAATAAAATTCAAACTCTCTTTCATCTACTTGATCTCCTTTTGAGGCTGGGTTCTGAGGTCTGTATTTCAGTCTTATGGCAAGAATGTAATCTCCGTCTTTTAGAATAGCTTGACCTCTGTTCAGAGGTACAGTAATTCCTGTCCAGGCTTTGATGAGTTCAATGTTTTGAGGATAACCGATATAGGATTTTAGTTTTCCTTGTTGGTAAGCTGATTTTAACAGGTCAGTAAAGTCCTTTCTTCTAATTTTTCTCACAATATATGTCCCCTCTTGAGGACACATAACTGAGTTCATTAGATGTACTGTCATTTTTCAATCCTCCTATTTTTTAAGTATGCTTTCATTAGCTTCAATAGGAGACCTTTGAAAGTTCGTCCTTTACTTTTAGCAAGTTTTCGAAATTCCTTAAAAACTTCAATCTCTTCTTCCCCCCTAAAAATTAGCATGTAATAATGTACTCTTTTCATAGTTTTATCCTCCTAAGTATTTAATTGCTTCCTCATAGATTTCTTCCATTTTAGCAAGCCTATCATTAACCAACGCATTTTTGGCTTGCTGAACCAATTCTTTTGGGAAAACTAAATTATCCGTATCGGTAGCTATAATGTGAATTACGTGGTATTTACTATATTCTATGATTTCAGTGAACTTCATTTTGGATAGCCCTTTCATTTTTAGAAATTTTGGTTTCAAAACAATTAGTATAACCATTCAGTCTACTGTCAAAAGAACACACAAGCATTTTTCTCTTTCCTGTAAAAATCCATAACACACCTGTGCTTAGCAATCTTGCCTTGCCTTCCCTTTGAAGCTCTTTTGCTTCTTCTATGCTGAAAAATCTTTTTGTCTTCATTTCTTTCTTCCTTTTATTTTCTTTCCCATTTTTTCATTTCTCTATTCCAAACAAATCCCTTTTCCTTGAACAAATTTCTAACTTCGTATTCAACAAAAGGAGATTGAATATATTGAACTTTGTCCAAAATTTCTATGTTTCCAACCCAATGAGGATTTTCTTTTGCATATCCTGAAAATACAACACCTACTTCGTCAATTTCATGATGACAATTGTTCAATCCCCTATTATTTTCATCGAAAATTGGTTTTGAAAAATTCAAAATCAAAGTATTACCAATAACTTTTCCTTCAAGTACTGAATATTTGTACTGATGACGATTTCTTGAATATTCGTTTTTGATTATTACTTTTTTGCTTTCCATCTCTCTCCTCCTTTCTTTTTTCTTCCCTTGTCAATCTTCACCTATAATATAATATGAAAATATAATATTGTCAAGACCTTTTGCAAATTTTTTGTAATTTTTTCTCTTAGAGTATCAACAAGTTAGAAGGACACAAAAATTTTATACATATTCTATCTCAATTTTGAAGCTGGAAAGTCCTCTGAGCCTGTCCATAAATTCTTTGAAGCCTTTCCGACTGCTCAGGACAGCAACCTTCCCATTTAAATATCCAAATTCTTCACCAATCAATATACAACCTTTAGAATGGTCTTCAAGGTTTCCAGTGTGGAATAGAATATGACTACGTCCTGGTACATTAGTTATTTCAAACGTCTCTCCAAATCTCAGAGATATAATTCTTTTACAAACATATTTCCCTGCTGGAATACAGGACTCGTTAGGTTTATTATCCAGCCAATTTCTTTCCAGTGTCAAAGCAAATGGTGTATTCCCATCAATTAGAACTCCGAAAGTACCATCTTCATTCTCAGCTATTCTTTTTAGTATTAGCTTTTTCATAACCACCTCCTATAAACTTTTCCAATCAAAATTATACTCAAACAAATTTTGCAATATACCATCCTTATACACTGCAAATCCATTTACCCAATTATAATAGCTCGTATCTATATGCTGATAGTACCGCATTCTATTTACATCACCCATCCAGCCAATTTCTATCATTGGACGCCCATCGGGAGTAAATCCGCTCATTGCTCTATGTCTATGAGCTACTACAAGCCATTGGTCTGGATATTTCAAAGCAAGGTCTCTTGCAAGAGTACCATCAAGCTTTCTGGTATGTTTGGGATGTGTAACTCGCACTTTTCCATCTATCAGAAGCCAATCATACATATGAGAAAATCTGATTTTGTCCGTGTCAAATATCCCTATTAGCCTCAATAACCTTTCGTTTGAAATGGAATAGGTAATATGATTAAGAAGCCGTCTCCAGTGATTTCCTCCAACAATGTATATTTCCTCAAAACAATTCAGCAAATCTCCCATAATCATCTCTGCAAATTTCAGCTCCTCCTCCAAGCTCACCGCTATATCAACAGCGTTAACCTGTCTTAGCCACCAGCTCAGTCTATCAAAATCAAGAAAATCACCACCAATAACAAGTTTCTTTATGTCAAATTTTTTGGCATACTTAATTCCCCTTTCATGCCATTCAAGACTGATAAATGGACAATGATGGTCGGATTGAATCATCACCCCACCCTGACTGGAAAGATTGATAATTTCACCTGTCAATTCTGGTGCTATATCGTTTTGTATATCAGCCAATATATCTTTTACTGTAATTTTATGTTTCCCTAAAAATTCTAATATGGTGGAATGATCACATCCTTTTGCTCTTGCAAGAGCTCTCACACTACCAAAAGTTTTCACACCCTCTATAGCTTCCTCTACAGTACTAAACAGTGGCTTTTTCTCTTTCGGCTTTAAGCCATATTTATGCATTTTGTTTCTAACAGTTCCCCTATCAATACCCATTCTTCTTGCTATCTCAGATATAGAACAACCCTCTTCCAGATATTGCTTGATTTGGTTTACATCAATTTCTTTCTTTTGTGACATACTCTATTACCTCCCTTAGTATTTCCTGGTTTCTTTCACTCTTCACCGTTTCTAACCCCTTCTCTGCTTCCCTCAAAATAATTAGTTTCTGGTGTCTCTTGAAAATATTCCATTCTTTCAGCATAGAGTTTACAAAGATTTCAAGAAAGTATTCCTCATCTCTAATGACTTGTCTGAAAGCATAAATATATAGACTTGCTTTGCTTATTATCTTGTAATCGCTATTCCCAGACATAACCCTGCAAGCCCCCATAGATATTTATTTTCATACCAGTGTGGCTTAATCTGAACGGTCTTTGTTTTGGTTATTGTAATGACCTTCTGGGGATATGCTTGCCATAAGAACTTAAACCTGTTAACAGGTGGGAAATAATACCATACTTTCAAATCACCTTCCTTAAAACTGGTATCTGCATATGCTATTCTTACGGTGTCCCTTACCATGACCGTATCTATCTTTACCAGTGTGTCTACTTTACTTATAACTGCGGTCTTATATACAATCTTAGGTAGTTGTTTGATGTAAACTGTGTCGGTTTGAACAACTGTTTTTTCGATAATTTCTTTTTTACCTTTACCGATAAAGAAGCCAAATAGAAATACGATTACCAGACAAACTACCACTATGATAGATACCACTCTATTTCCCATTGTTCTTGCCCTCTATAATCTTTTGTCCAAC